AAAAGGTCGCCAGCCTGGAATCGGCCACCACTCTTCAGAACGTCGCGCTGGCGAACCTCCAAAAGAATCAGGAGCAACTGCCTGGTGAAATCATTGCCACGCTCGTCAATGCCAAGAAGCTGAACACATGATGATCAACCGCGACATTCAGATTTTTATTTTGCGCGCATTGCTCGCGGCGAATGACAGCCCGATGACTCACGACGAGTTGAGCCAGGCGATCCGCACCGGCTTCATGCGCGTCGCCTTCACGGCTGCAGATATTGATCATCACATAAATATGGCGGAAGTGGCCGAGCTGATCAGCGGCACGAGCGATCAAGTCTTCGGCCTGATGTGGGCTCTGACGCCCAGGGGAAAAATTAAAGCGCAGCAATTGCGATGACCTGTGAATGAAATCAAAGCCATCAAAACTGGATGCGTTCGCCGAGCGGCTGGACGAATGGTTCGGGCTGGAAAAGAAAACGCTCGCCCAGGTGCAGGAGCAATTGAAACTCGATGGCTGCATTGTCTCGCTCTCGCGGCTCTCCTCCTGGTGGGAAGACCGGCAGACGCACAGGATGCAGGAATCCCTGCTCGCGCAGATCACCAGCGGCGCGCGGCAATGCAAGGAAGTCGAGACACAGTTCGCCGCGACGCCAGCGCCCGAGCTGGAGACGCTGATCAAGTTGCATCGCGTGCTGATCATGAAATTGAGCACGCAGGCGAATGCCGATCCATCGCTCGTGGAGACAATTTTCTTCATGATGAAGAACGTCCTCGAATATTCCAAGATTCAGGAGAAAAGGAAGGACCGGGAATTTGCCGAATCGAAGTATCGGGACAAGGTTCTCGAACAGAAACAAAAAATCGAATCGGCTTTGGAATCATCGAAGGGCAAGGGCGGACTGACCCCCGAAACGCTGAAGACAATCGAGGAGGCCGCCGCGCTGCTATGACCGTCCGCAAAAAAGAAAAGCGCGCGGTCGCGATCCGGCCGCATTACGTGGATGAGCACTTCGTTGGCCGCTGCAAATGTTTTCCAGCGCCGACCGCTGATGGCCGCGAGCCCGTCCTCATCGCCTACCAGGCGGACTGGGTTCTCGATCAATCGCGGCTGAAGGCAGCGGAGAAAAGCCGTCAGATCGGTTGGACCTGGAGCGAGGGCTATAAAATCGTTCGCGACAAATCGCAGACTGACGCCCGGCTCGATCACTGGATCTCCTCGCGTGATGACATCCAGGCCCGGCTCTTTCTCGAAGATTGCAAAGGCTTCGCCGCATTGCTGCAGGTCGCCGCGCGGGATCTCGGCCAGATGGTCATCGATGAAAAGGGGAATAGCGCCTATGTGCTCTCCTTCGCGAACGGCCTGCGCGCTCACTCGATGAGTTCGAATCCGGATGCGCAAGCGGGCAAGCGCGGCGGGCGCTCGCTCGATGAGTTCGCGCTTCATCCCGATCCCCGCAAACTTTACGCGATCGCCTTCCCCGGAATCACCTGGGGCGGTTCGCTCTCGATCTTCTCCACGCACCGCGGCACCGCGAATTATTTCAACGAGCTTATCAATGAGATCAAGCATAAGGGCAACCCGAAAGCGTTTTCGCTCCATACCGTCACGCTCCAGCGTGCGCTCGACGAAGGCTTCCTGTATAAGCTGCAAAAGAAATTGCCGGTCGCCGATGAACGCCAGCAGATGGACGAAGCGGCTTACTTCGATTTCATCCGAAGCGGCTGTCCCGACGAAGAAACGTTCCTGCAGGAATACTGCTGCGTCCCGAGCGACGACAATTCGGCGTTCCTCACTTATGAGCTGATTCAAAGTTGCGAGTATCGCCCGGAAGAAAATTGGGAGACCGATTTACATGACGCGAAAGGACCGCTCTACGTCGGCGTCGATGTCGGACGCGATCACGATCTCACCGTGATCTGGGTGATCGAGAAACTCGGCGATGTGAATTACACGCGCCGGGTAATCTGCCTGAGCAAGGAAACCTTCGACGCCCAGGAGCACGCGCTTTACGAGATCCTCCAGCTTCCCCAGGTGCGGCGATGTTGCATCGATCAGACCGGCCTTGGCCGCCAATTCTCCGAACGCGCTCAGCAGCGCTTCGGAAAATACAAAGTCGAAGGCGTCCAGTTCACCGGCGCAGTGAAAGAGGAATTGGCTTACCCGGTCCGTTCGGCGTTCGAGGACCGAAGCGCCCGCATACCGAGTGATCCGTTGATCCGATCCGACCTGCGGGCAATCAAAAAGGAAACGACCGCCAGCGGCAACATCCGCTTCACAGCCGATCGCGGGAAGAACGGCCACTCGGATCGTTTCTGGGGCTTGGCTCTGGCGCTTCACGCTGGCAAAACCGTTCAATCCATGGGGGCACTGATCGGGTGAATACCATATACTACAGCTTGTGGTGCGACAGTTTTGGACGCCATAAATCGACCTTTACCGATCGCGGCTGTCCAACCCTGTCCCGCCCCGTAGGGACTTTACCCCATGCTCAGTCCGGGTCGATACGGAGAAAGCCTCGCCTTGGGCAGTTTAAAGGCCTTCTAAAGATGTTCCCGCGCGCGTTGTGGAAGGGGGTTGGAGCCTGAAACTGTCCTTCCAGATCGGTTCCCGAACTTTCAGCTTCGGCTCGCAGAAAATGTCGCCGGACATGGCGGCCTGGGTGCGCGGTGAAGATGTCGATGCAAACGACGCCGGCGCGAAGCTCCTCTCGCCCTATTCCCAGTCCGCGTGGGTTTACATCGCCGTTTCTGTCCTGGCTGAGAACGTCGCACAGATTCCATTCCGGATTTCCCAGGTGCCGGCTGAGGCCAAGCAAAAGCTGAAGCAGCTCCGGCGCGTGAGCGATCCGCGCGCCAAGAACTGGCGCAAAAAGATTCTCGGCGAAAACATCATCGACTCCGGCGCCGTGGTCGATCTCTTCGAAGATCCGCACCCGACGACGAACCGGGCGCTCTTCTGGGAATCGGTGATGACGTATTACTCGCTGCGCGGAGAATTCTTCATCCTGCCTCTCGACCAATACGATCAACCCGTCGACCTCGATCAGCGCAAGCCGAAGATTTCACGGATGCTCACGCTTGAGCCCCTGATGTTCTGGCATCGCGTTCTCGGCTACGGCCTGGACGGCTGGCGTTATACCGGCTCACCGCTGATGTCCCCGCTTCCGTCCGAGTATTTGCTGCCGACCGAAGTCATTCATTCGCGCTCCGTCAATCCGTTCCTTTACTGGCGCGGCATGTCGCCGCTGCTCCTGGCGATGCTTCCGGCCCAGGCGGATTATGCCATCGAGCAGTTCATGAAGGGCCTGATGATGAACAACGCCGATACCGGCGTCATCGTCACGACCGATCAGCAGCCCGACGAAAAGCAACGCGCGGAGATCATGGCCGCGTTGCGCGAACGCAAACGCAAGGCCGGCACTCCGGATCGGCCGCTGTTCCTCTGGGGCGGTTCGAAGGTGGAGAAGCCGACACTCTCACTGGCCGACAGCCAGGTGCTGGAGACGCGCAAGTTCAACCGCCAGGAGATCGGCGCGATTTTCAAAGTGCCTGAGGCGATGATGGGTTTCTCCGAGGAGAGGAGCACGAGCCTCAGCGGCGGCGGAAATGCCATCAATGCGGACCGGCTTACCTTCATCGAGCACACCCTCACCGGCCACTGCCGCAAACTCGAAGCGGCCGTTGATCCGATCGTCGAGAGCTTCGATCCGACTTACGAAGGCTGGTTCGATGTTGATTCCCTGCCGATCATGCAGGAATCGCGGATGAGCCGTGTGGCGACGGCCGTCTCCTTCTTCGGCATCGGCGTTCCGTTCAATGACGTGAACGAGGTGCTCGATCTCGGCTTCCGCGAATTGCCCTGGGGAAATAAAGGCTATCTGCCCTTCAGCCTTCAGGAAGTGGGCGACGGCGAGAAGGTCATCGAGGCCGCACCGCCGAGCGATCCGAATGCGCCAAACCCGAACGCTCCGGTTGATCCGAACGCCGATCCGAACGCGCAGACCGATGCCTTCTCGCGCGCCAGTAACTTTCTCCAGTCTCTCATCGCCGCGCCGCCTGCACACGTCTGCGCGCCGAACCCAGAATACGACGCGAGCATGAAGGGCAGTATCCGGATCAAGAAGGGGAAGCTCTCCCGCTTCTTCTTCGAGCAACGCGGCCGCGTGCTGGCCGGTTTGGAGCAGGAGATCAAAAAGTCGCAACGCAGCATCGATGACATCTTCAATGCCGCGGCTGAGGATCTGAAGCTTCTCGCCACGATGAAACCGCTGTTGATTGCCGATCTGCAATTCGGCGGCGCGCAGCTCTGGAAAGAAATCGGCCTGGACAATTTCAATCTGCCTCCGAACGCGGCGATCGATTTCCTCAATGCGCGCGAGCCTAAGATCGTGGACATAAACGCGACCACCTGGGACAGCGTGAAGGCCGAGATTCAGCAAGGGCTGGCCGGCGGCGAGAGCTACAACGACATCGCCGATCGCGTGAAGGCGGTTTACCAGGACGCAACCGATCGACGCGCGGACGTGATCGCCCTCACGGAGACGAACACGGCGATCAACGGTGGCCGTCACGAGGCGATGGTCGAGGCGAACGTGCCGCGCAAAGGCTGGCAAACCTCGCACCTGGAGAACACGCGGGCAACGCATCTCGCCAACGAATCGTTCTCGAAAGAAAACAACGGCATCCCGATCGATGACACCTGGCCGAACGGTCTGCTCTATCCCGGAGATCCGGACGGCGAGCCAGGCGAGACGATCAACTGCCGCTGCTTCGGTTACGCGATCATCGCCGGCAAAGCAGTCCGCGCCGCGCGGCTGCTGCGCTTCGAAGAATTTATGGAAAGCCAAAAATCATGAAACCACTGAAGGAAGAATTCGGCGATCGGCTGGTGACGCTCCAAAGCGGGGCGCTCGGTTTGCGTGGGGGCATCCATTGCGAAGCCAAAATGACGGCGGACATGCCGGATGAGCCGATGATGGATTTCATCGCCAGCGATGCCTCGCTCGATCGCTACAACGAAGTCATTCAGCCTGGCGGCTGGCAGCTCGACAATTTCCGGAAGAACCCGGTCGTGCCGGACTGCCACGATTATTCGAGCATCGCGAAGATCCTCGGCAATTGCCCGATGGTAGAGGTCCGCGACGGCAAGCTGATGAACCGGGTCCGCTTCGCCACCGAGAATCCGCTCGGCAATCTCGCTTTTAAAATGGCGAAGGGCGGATTCATTAAATCCCAGAGCGTCGGATTCATCCCGCTCGAATGGATGAACGGCGTCGGCCGCGATCAGCCGGACCGCACCTACACGAAGCAGGAGCTTCTGGAGATTTCCCTCGTGGTCGTGCCCGCCAATCCGGGCGCCACGATCGGGCTCGCGCTGAAATCTGGCGCGATCGAGAAGAGCGATCTCCGCGAGCTCGCGGACTTCATCAAACACTTTTGCAGCAGCGAGACAGACTCCGGCGCCGACGTCAGTGCATCGGGCGCTGGAATCCATGATGCACAACTGCTGCAGCTTGCCCGCGATCTCAACAGTGTGTTGAGACGCGCTTAAACCGAATCGGAAAGCGAGCCCGATTCAAAGAAAGAAAACGATTACTATGACGGAAGCACAGATTAAAGAATTCCAGGGCATCCTGGATGAACTCAAAGAGTATCGGGGGCTTTTTCCCCAGCTCAAAGACCTGGGCACGGTTGAAGGCGGCTTCGCAGCCATCAAAACCTTGCCCGCCTTGCTCAACGGCGAAAAGCAGCGCGCGGACAAAGTTGAAGAAACGTTGCGCAAAGTCCGCAAGCAGCTCGCGACCTTCGAAGAGAAACGCCAGGTGCGCTGGGTCGGCGGCGTTCCCTTCGTCACGGACGACTGCGCCCGAGCATTGACCAGCGTATTCGTTCTCGAAACCGCCAGGCTCGGCGAAGCCGCGATGCGCGCCTTGCGCCGCGATGAGAGCGCTCACGAGAACCTGATCCGCCAATCGGCTGAATGCCTGGGCATCGAGCTCAAGGGCATCGCGCCATCGCAGATCCGCGCGGCATTGACCACGACCGAAGTGCCCGTGCCGACTGTGTTCGTTCCCCAGATCATCGAGCTCGTGTTCGCGTTCGGGCAGGCCCGCCAGTACGCGACCGTGTTCCCGCTCGGCGCCGGCGACGTTCGGTTGCCTCGGTTAAAAGCTGGTGAAGATGACTTCGCCTATCTCGGCGTCGGCACGGCCGGCATGTCGCAGAGCGTCGGTGAAAAGCGCGTGACGGCGGAGCTGGTCACGTTCACCGCGAACAAAGCGGGCGGATTGATCCGCATCCCGACCGAACTCGAAGAAGACACCTTCATCCAGCTCGGGCAGTTCCTCGCGCGTTACATCGCTCGCCAGCTCGCGAAGCTGGAAGATAAGACGCTGTTCCTGGGTGATGGCACGTCCACCTACGCTAATCAGGTCGGCGTCGGGAAATATTGCGACACGAACACGGCGTATCTGCTGCAGCTCGCTGCCGGCAAGACGAAGCCCAGCGACGCGACGCTCGACGACTTCCGCAATCTGCGGGCACTCGTCAGCGCGGCGGTGCTCGGGAACATGGCCGCCAACGGCCAGACCAACGCGGCGTATTACCTGCATCCGACGTGGGAACCGTTCCTGCGCGGGTTCAACAAATACCCGAACTTCATTGTGTTCGAAAACCAGAACGGCCGCCCGATGCTCGATGGCTGGCCGGTGCGCTGGGTTGGAGTCAGCCAGGCGTTTCAGACGGCCGCCGCCGCGGCGAAGTATTGCGCCTTCTTCGGCGACCTCTCGTATTGGTACCTCGGCGAACGCGGCCAGGTCCGCGTCGAAGTCAGCCGCGAAGTCTTCTTCGCGACGGACGAACTCGCGATGCGCGCGCTGGAACGCATCGACGTCGAAGCGATGGCCGTCGACGCCATGGCCACGCTGGAAACCGCCGCTGTCTGATCGACGAATTAAAAACAATCCCGCGCCTGGTAACACGGGCGCGGGGCTGAAACCAAACCGAAAACATTATCGAAAGATCGACCATGAAAAAAAGCCTCCTCATCGGCGTGGCCTGCGTTCTCGCGGGTCTCGTTGCTCTCGCGGGATCTCCCGTTTACGTCACCAAGACTGCCGCCGGCACGGCTTCCTCGCCGGCGTTCATCATCTTCCCAGGTGACGCCTCAACCACGCTGCGCTTTGTGAATGTCAGTTACCTGACTGACACGAATAACGCCGCGGTCACGTTCGTTCCTTGCACGGGCGCTTATGCGATCAGCTTTGCGACCAATGCGGGGGCACTGATCACTGTGAGCAAGACGAACGGCCTGACGGCAGGCGCGTCGCTCATCATCCAGACGCGCGCAGGTGTCACGACCAACGTCGTCATCAGTTCATTCGTGAACGCGACCAACGTGGTCCTCACCTGCGTCACTGCCGCTACAGCCATCAATGATGAAGTGTTCCTGCTCGGCACCGCGCAGACGTACTTCGTCGGCATCGGCACCAACGCGTTGAACGGCGAAGCGATCTTCGTCGGCAATCAAGGAAGGCCAGTTACGGTGAAGCTCTCGCCGGCATTGGTCACGAATTACCTCGCCGGAGTCACGGCGCATTACGACTAACCCCCGCCAGGCACCGCGGCCCGGCTCACCGGAGAGCCGGGCCGCATCTGAAACCATGAGCAACAAAAATAAAGAGCAGGAACAGCGAAGCCTCCGCCGGCCGCCGCTGGACCGCGCGATCAAATCCGAGCGAGTCATGCGGCGCGCGACGACCGAAGAGGTCATCGGCCGTGAGCCGAGAGGCGACGTCATCGCCGGACATTCCGGATTGATCCGCAAAAGCGCTGCGTTGCTCGCGCTGCTGGGCATTTGCGCGGCGTGTATTGGCGCGACGGTCACGGGGAACATCCACGACATCGGCATCGATGCGTTGAACACGAAGATCACTTTCACTCCGACCAACATCGTTTTGCTCACGTCCTCCGGACTCAGCGCCGGGCCGGCGAAGACTCATACTTCGAGCAACGGGATGTTCAGCGTCACGCTCGATGGCGGGCCGTACACCGTTTGCTTCCCGTTGATTCCGCTGCGCAAATGCTTTGCGATCGAGGTTCCCGACACGACGAACACTTACAGCATCACGAATCTGATCTCGGGCGGCGCTCTCACTTTCACTTTCGCTGGCAACTCGCTTCTCTGGGAAGAAGGCGGAGGCGCTGGCGGCATCCTGCAATTCGACCCATGAAAATTCTTTTCACCATTTTAGCGGCCACGGCCTGCCTGATTTGCCGTGCGGAAAATAAAACCGTCAGCCAATTGCCGGCCGTGACGACCGTGCAGTCGAACGACAGCGTGATCGTCAACATCAACCCCAGCTCGCCGAGCACGAGGACGATCCCGGTGAGTAGCTTTGCCGCATCAGTGGCAGGGATGATTGGCGCAGGGCCTGAAGCCGATCCGCTTTCTCTCAAAACGAATCTGGGTCTCGCATTTCGTCCCGCATTCAGCCAGGTGAGATCGATCGGATTCGCCGGGTGG